CGGGGCCCTGGCGGAACAGCTCGTCGTAGTCGACCTCGGTCCCGTCGGGGTTCGTGGTCGGGACGCCCTTCACGGCCCGCTGACGGAACGCCTGCAGGGTCATGATCTCGAGCCGGTTCAGGATCGTGTAGTTGATCCGGTCCAGGATCGGAAGGTGAGGTTCGATCTCACCCTTCGGCAGCCCGCGGACGCGGGGCCGGTAGGCGAACGGGACCACGGGGACGTCGTCGATCGGGAGGCGCTGAACGTCGACCCAGTCCCAACCCGAGACGTCGGAGAACGAGCCTTCGCGGTGCTCGGTGGCGGCGCGGACGACGTACCCCGGGAGGTACAGGTAGGCGATGTCGTAACCCGTGATGTCGTTGTCGACGACCTTGAGTGCAGCGGTGACCTTGCGCCGGCGGGCCGGGTCAACCTCTGCGACCATCTCGCGGGGGTCCTCCACGGTGATGAGCGGGGCGCCGATCTCGGGGTCGACAACGCCGACGATCACGTACGCCATCGAGAGGGCGAGCGCGGTGTAGTCGATGAGCTTGTGATCGGCGTCGAGACCGTTGGCCTGGTAGATCCGCCATGCTTCATTGTCGCCGAGATCGTCCGCTTGGGCTCCGGTGCGGAACCCGAGCGGGTCCATCCGTTCGCGGGTCGCTTCGATCGCCAGTTCGGCGAAGTTCGTGCGAGACATCGCCATCAGCCGGCGGGCGGCGTCACGTACCGCGGCGTCGGCGTAGGCGGGGATGCCGTTCGTGCCGTCGGCGTAGGACTCGAGCAGGTCGTAGCGGGGCTGGCGTTCGATGAGCTGGCCCATGAGGCGCTTCAGCCACCAGCCGGGCGACAGCGGGACGGAGGTTTCGATCATGTCCCTCCCGTCATCGGATCCGCCGAGGAACCCACGTCTCGCCGGCGGCAGCGGTCACGCCTTGGGCGACGGCGTCGAGGCGGGCCTGCCACGCGAGGACTGCGGCCACGGCTGCGTCGATCTTGCGGGGCGAGTAGTCGTTCTCCTTGCCCAACCCGAGCTTCCCGGCCTTGATCCGCCGGCGAGCGTTGAGCATGTGGCGGGTGAGCGCGTACTCGCCGGAGTGGGTCAGGTCGCCGTTGCGAACCGCACCCTCGAACTGCTCCACAGCTCGTTGCACGAGGCCCGTGCGGCCGCCGGTCATCCACCACTCGAACGGATGGTCCTTGGACACCCGGACGCTCACCGAGCCGCCCCATGTCGCTTCCCAGGCGTTGACGTGGGATCGCCAGTCCTTCGCCGGGTCCATGTACGCCCCGACCACCCGATACCGGGTGAATGCGTTGCGTACCGCGGCCTCGATCGCCGTCATCGGCGGTTGCCACTCGGTCTCACCCGGACCGTCGGGGGCTTCCCACACGCCGAGCTCGAACAGGTGACCGTCGGACACCCGGCATCCGATCAGGGCCGTCGCATCCGGCTTACCTCTGGCCCGGCCTCGGGAACCGTCGAACCCGATCGTGATCTGCTCCCGGTCGGCGACGACCTTGGTGGCGTCCGCTACAGCCGCCCACTCCGGTTGGGACAGGTACGAATCGGAGGCGTGGGTGATCTGGTTGAGGAAGTCGGCCCGGGCGGTCTGTTCGGAGGTGCCGAGGTCCCAGATCGTCGCGATCAGGGTCTCGAGATCGACGTGGCCGGCTGGGTGGGACGGGTTGTGGATCGTGCAGCCGTGCTCGTCGCCGGAACTGTCCCCGTAGGCGAGGCGGAGGCCACCGAGGAGCGAATCGCGGTCACTCAGGTCAGTGTCAGCGGGTGCTTCCCGATGGTCATACAGGAGCCCGTCGTCCTTCGCCGTGCCGGCGGCGATGGACTCCGCGAACGCCGCGGTCATCTCGGCGACGGATTCCTCGCCCGGCGTGTACGCGTTCGGGGACTCGATCGTCGACCCGCCGACCTTCGCGGCGTTGATGCGGATCACCTCGGCGAAACGGAGCCCGTTGTTGGACCGCACCCACTCCTCCGTCTGGTCCAGCACGACGAACACCGGCTTGTTGCCCTTCACCGTGCGAGGGGAGCTGGTGATTGGCTCGATCCGGCCACGGGGCAGGTTCACGAATGTGTCCAAGGGCTCGAGGCCCGGGTAGTTGTCGATCACCGGGCCCTCGAGCATCTCGAGGAGCGGCGACCACGTGTTCTTCGTCTGCTGCTCGGACACCGCGGCGATCTGCACGAGCGGTGTCCGCACCTCGGCCCACGGTTTTCCGACCGGCTGCCCGTTCGCATCCCACCCGTCCGGCACAACATCTGCGAGCGCTTCGGCGCACGCGAGCGCTGCGAGGAACGGCGACTTCCCCCACCCGCGAGGCCTGGAGATCACACCCCGTCGCCTGCGACGGCGGCCGGTGCGAGGGTCGAGCTCGTAGTACCGGAGAACGAAGATCGCCTGCTCCGGATACAGCACGAACGGCTCGTACTCGGCCCGGTCAGGTGCCGCGAGGTTCTCGCTGATCCAGTCGATCACGTGGTAGCCGAGGGTCGGCACCTCGCCCTCGACCGACGGCTTCCAGGGCACTACTCGTCGCCGACAGCGCGCAGCGGGCCGAACTCCTGGCGGGACCCCGACGGCTTCGGCTTGTCGCCCTTCGCTTCGATCTGGTCGGCCTGGGCGAACGTGATCCGAAGGCGGGCCCGGTCCTCGGGAGTGGCGCCGAACTTCGCGACTCGCAACCTGAGCTCCGGGGCGACCGACATTGCCCCACGCCAGAACCGGGCATGCAGCATCGCCGTGTCCAGCAAGAACTCCCAGTCCGACGCCGAGAACTCGCCCGACAACGGCGACTCCGCCCACATCGCCCACCACTGTTGGGTACGCGCCGGCCACGCGAACTCGACCAACTCGCCGTCCTGCTCCACATGGATCGACGGCAACTCCGGCTGCGCCACCGGCTCCACATGCACCACCCGCATCTCAGGGGCAGCATTCCGACGGGCACGCCGGCCGGCAGGCTTCGGAGCAGGACCAACACCAGCCATCGGTCACCTCCTGCGAATCGGCCAGACCCGTACACGGCGTCAGCGCCACGTCTCCCCGGTCTGGAGTTGGGGGCGGGGGGAGGGTGGTGGCCCGGGGGTCAGCGGAGCCCTGGGTGGCGGGTCTGTGGGCGTTGGCGGGTGGGTTGTTGGGCTCGGGCTGCGGCGGCTTGGGCGTTGGTGCGCCTGCGGTGGCAGCCGTTGCCGCCTTTGGACCGATCGGTGCAGCGGGTGGCGAGGTTCTCGATGCGGTGGTCGTCTCGGTGCCCGATGTGGTCGCATTCGAGGAGCTCGCCGCTGGGGTCGTGTAGTCCGCAGTCGACGCATCGCCAGTTGTCCCGTTCGTGGCACGCCTGCTTGCGGGCTGGCCAGTCGGCGGGAAGTTGGCGGCCTGTTCCCCAGGTCACTGGATGGTGACGACGGCGGACTGTTCGGGGAGCGCTGTGGTGTCGGGGCGTGAGGCTTGGGCGAGGGCGCGGTAGATGTCCGCTGCCCGGCTGTACGCGTCGCACACGCCACCCGTGCAGTCGTTGAGCTGTCCACGCTTCGTCTCGGCTTCGACAGCGTTCTGGGCTGCCTGGTGGGCTCGTTCGGCCCACATGTCGAAACGGGTCCATTCGTCGATGCGTTCACGGCCGTCGCTCATGGGCACCTCCGCTCAGACGCGGTACGAGCCCCACACCGAAGGCACAGGACTCGCAAGATGACATCGGGAGGGTACCTCGGAGGTGTAGTGCGCGTCAACGATCCCCTTCTGTGTCATCTCATGCGCTCTCGTCGAGACGGCAGTCGTGGCCGCAGTCGTTGCACCCGACGATCTCGCCGGGAAGGCCGTCGACCTGTTGCATTCGGCCGCAGTGGTCGCAGCGGTACAGCATCGTGCGGCGCTCCGGTCGCTGGTTGATGTCGTGCTCGTACACCTTCTGCGGTTCGGGCAGGTACGGGGATGCGTCTCGTTGGAGGCCGTGGTGGCGGATGCGGTCCTCCACGTATCGTGCGAACGACGGGAGGTCGGCGAGGTCGTGGCGTCCCCTGGCGAGGTGGTAGCGCTGGAGTTCGTAGTCCTCGGGGCACAGGCCGGACTTGGTTTCTCCGGGGCTGTGGCAGGCGAAGCACACCGACGCCGCGTTCGTCAGCCTGGCCTTGTCGCCGAGGGTCTGGCGTGCCTTGTCGGGGTCGAACGGGGTGCACTTGTCGATGACGACGATGAGCTCGTCGCACAGGGTGCCGAGGCGGTTGAGGGTCGCCGGCTGGAAGTGGGTGGGTTTGCGGTCGATGATCGTCGCTGTCGCCCGGAGCTTCTTGGCGAGCGGGGCACCTACGAGGCCGTCGAGTGCGACGGTGACATTGTTCCAGCGGGTCAGGTAGGTCGACATCTTGGACGGCTCAGCGAGCGCCTGGTCGGGTGTCGGGTCGCTGGTGCCGCTCGAGGCCACATGCACATCGGGGGTCGATGAGGCGGGCAGTGCCATCTCTGCGGCGCGTCGGTGGGTTGCGGCGCCGTCGCGGTCGTAGCGGTCTGCGGCTACACGCAGGATCGCCGCGCACACGGTCGGGCTGTAGTGGCGTTCGTCCGCCACCTTGGAAGCGGACAGGGTCACGAGTAGTTCTCCCAGAGGTCGAGGGCGTTGAGCCCGTTCCATCGTTCGTGCTCGTCGATCTCGTCCCGTGTGCGGATCGACAGGCGGTGCAGCTCCTGGTCGACG